CCCCACCACCACCATAAAATCCACCTCCACCCCCTCCTCCATTATAGTTCCATGTCCCCCCTTGAGAAGCATCTCCTCCCGTAAATTGTGTCCCTGGGGAACCTCTATATGTTGCGTCACTCGCCGTCTCCCAGCCGCCAGCGCCACCCACATCATATCCTCCATGTGGTGGATTACCGTGAGTTGATGATGTTGAGTAATTCTCTCCATCTTCACCACGAATTACTCTAAAATTTTTCCCTCCACTTGTATATAATTTTTCTGTTAGAGAATAATCAGTATTCGGACCAGAACCCCCTTTTGAACGAGCCGGGATCTGATAACTATTATGAGCATAACTTCCTAATCCTGATCCACCTCCTCCCCCACCGGATATCATTAAATTATTATATACTTCTACTTGATTATTTGCATCATCCGGTATGTAATATATGCGAGATAAACCTCCTCCACCAGCACCCCAACCTTTTGGTGAAGATTCCCCGTCTGGATACCAATTTATACTATTAGATGCAGGGATACCTGATTTTCCTCCCCCACCATAAACAGAAGGAGATGAACCCGTACCATTTGGATTATAACTACGACCTTGATGTCCAACTTGAATATATAATTTCGTACCTTTTTTAATACTATAATTTGCTTCCATATTAGAACCAAGTCCAGGTTCTCCGGCTGTATATTCTGATAAATTATGTTTTGGTCCACCACTCGCCCCAGCAATATTTATTTTGTAAACCCCGGATACAGGTACAGTCCATACTTGAGCTGCATTTGAAGTCCCGGGCGATACTACATCAAAATATTCTGTATTTCCATCCCAACTAGTATCATATCTGACAGTACATTCAGATAATGTTGGACCATTTTCATCTTTTTGACCACAATTAGTAAATATATGATTACTAAAATAATACAACGACGCATCTATAGAAGGTGGTGGCGATTCTATATTTGTCCCATCTTCGGAAATCGCCCACGAACCTGATTCAGAAATAAATTCTATTTTAACATAACCATTACCACTCACACCGGTTAAGTATGATAATGAATCGGATTCATATTCATTCAGTATTAGTGATGAACCACCACCACCACCACCACCATCATAACTTCCCCCTCCACCACCATACCATCCACCTCCACCACCACCACCATTATTTATATGCTGTGTGCTCGTAGAAGAATTTCCACCTATATATTTATCACCATCACTACCACCTCCGCTATTGTACTCTCCACCAGATCCCCAACCACCCCTACTTTCTCTACCTCCATCTCCCCCATACCCATCCCATATTTCAGTATTGGGAGAGGAGGACCCCCCAGAAGAATTTCCAGCATCCAGACCCCTTAATGAAGTAAAACTTTTACCTCCAATAGTAATATTATATGGCTGCTGCGCATTGGGAGGTCCATTACCACCAGCATCACCACCATCGGCTCCAAAAGATAAAGGATATGCTGTTGTATTCCAAGTTGGGTGTGAGGTCTGAATACTCATTCCAGCAGAACCACCTCCTCCTCCAGCAATGATTAAATGATTATGATCTAACATTTCATTCTCAGTTTCAGGTATATAATATACTCTGGAAAATCCACCACCCGCAGATGACCAACCAGTATCGGTCATTTGATAACCTGAATCTGGATTCCAGAAAGTACTTGGAGTCGTCTGTGAAAATGGATATCCCCCATCACCTCCTCCACCAAAACCTCCATCTGCTCCAGATGAATAAAAGACACCTGTATTTGTACCTTGCTGACCAACATCAATATATAACTTTGTCCCCTTCTTAATACTATAATTTGCTTTTATTACACCCCCAATTCCCGGCGATCCTGATGGAGAATTATTTATTCCATGTCCAACTCCTCCACTTGCCCCTGCAACTGTTATACTATATACACCGGTTTGTGGAACTGTCCATATTTGAGTTCCATTATTTACATTAAAAAGGGTAGAAAAATTTTGCCATGCTGTTGTATATTCAGATATACACTGGTTTAAATCTGGACCATTTTCACCACTTTGACCACAATTCGTAAATGTATGGTTGAAGAATGAGTATAATGTATTTGAATTATCTTCTAAAGAATATACATCGGTTGTTCCATCATCAGAAATATACCATGAATCTGAAGAATATAATTTTTGTATCCTTACAAATCCATGACCCGTATTTCCTGATTTTAAATCTGGGGCAATTTCATAATTTTCTAATAATACTAATGATGAACCACCGCCCCCCCCACCACCATAATCGTGTGCTCCACCACCACCATAGAATCCACCACCACCACCACCCCCATTTATGCTGTTCGCCGTTCCGAGTTGGCAGTTTCCTCCTGAATATTGTGTCCCGGATTCCCCACGGGTCGCCCCCGAGCCATATCTCCCTCCTTCTCCACCAATATCATAACCACCATGCCCTCCGCTGTTCGTCATCCAGGATTGGGTAGATTCATCTTCTCCATCTTGACCACGCATGAGTACAAAAGATTTTCCTCCAGATGTATATAATTTTTCTGTTACAGTAAATCCAGAATGTGGTGCTGATCCCCCATAAGACTTATACTGCGTCTGGTTGTGCATCCCTGATCCTCCACCCCCACCACCAGCTATAATTAAATGATTATGTTCTCCTAAAGTACCATTAGCACTATCCGGTATATGATAAACTCGAGACATACCTCCTCCGGCACTTGACCAAGCTGAACCGGAGGAAATACGGGGGATGCCGCCATTACCTCCTCCACCAAAACCTCCAACTGCTCCCAATACATCAACGACACCCGCATTTGATCCTTCTTGACCAACTTCAATATATAATTTTGTACCCTTTTTTAGACTATAATTTGTTTCAATGCTAGAACCCAAACCAGGATTTCCAAAATGGGATGTATTTGTACTTGCCCCTCCACTGGCTCCAGCTACCCATAAAGCATAAACACCAGATTCGGGAACAGTCCATACTTGGGTACCCAGTGTTGTTACATTGAAATAATCTGTATTTTCATCCCAATCTGTAGTATATTCGGTAGTACAATCTGTTAGAGATGGACCATTTTCTCCTGTTGTAGCACAATTATTAAATGTATGTTCTGTAAATGTAAAAAAACTGTCCACGTAAGGACTAGTTGTAGTTCCATCATCAGAAATATTCCATGTATTTGAACTTGAAACTTTTTGTATCCTTATATATCCATCTCCATGTTTGCCTGTACCTAAAGAAAACGAACCAATTTCATAATCATTTAATACTAATGATGAACCACCCCCACCACCACCACCACTACCATTCCCACCACCACCACCATAATATCCACCACCACCGCCTCCTCCATTTATGTTGAGACCTGAGGCCAGAGCAGCATCCCCTCCATTATATAATTCTCCATCATTACCAGTGTAATATTGGTTCGTGTAACCCGCGCCGGGTTGGTAGTCACCTCCATCGCCACCAATATCATAACCTCCCTTTCCACCGTTGTAGTAGGAGTAATTACTTCCATCCCCCCCCTCTAATACTGTAAACTCCTTATTATTTATTATATGTGCTTTTTGATTGATCACGTTATCAGTAGTGTTAGAAGCAGATCCTCCATTGCTCGCGAAGGAGGAGTATACTTGATTTTTTGAAGCTCCTCCCCCACCGCCCCCACCACCAGCGATAATCAAATGATTGTCTTCTTCCAATACTCCATTAGCACTATCGGGAATATAATAAACACGTGACATACCTCCTCCACCAGCACCCCATAATTGATATGTTGTTTCACCATACGGGAGAAAATTCCATGAATTCGGCGAGCCGCCGCCGTAGTATGGAAGGCCAGATTTTCCTCCTCCTCCATATCCTCCTTCTGAAGGATGACCGTGCGAGAATGTATTTCCTGGTCCCCCCGTGTACTCGGTGTACTCAGCAGTGTATTCCGGGTTATAATTATTACCCTGTTGACCAACTTCTATATATAATTTTGTTCCCTTTTTGAGACTGTAATTTGCGCTCACCTTGCCACCCAAGCCCGGTGCTCCTGTATTATCATTAAGGACATTACCCCAATCTGGCGAGGGGTGGAGAGAGGGATATATCTTGCCCCCCCCTTGAGCACCAGCTACCTCAAAAGCATAAATTCCTGATTCTGGAACTGTCCACACTTGGGTACCCGGTGTTGTTACGTTGAAATAATCTGTATTTTCATCCCAATCTGTAGTATATTCGGTAGTACAGTCTGTTAGAGATGGACCATTTTCACCACTTGCTTCACAATTATTAAATAAATGGATATTAAATGGAAATAGAGAAAAGTTTGAATCCTTAGTTGTTCCATCATCAGAAATACTCCACGAGCTTGAGTGTGATATTTTAGTTATCTCTATAAATCCATTTCCGGTATTTCCGCTAGGTACAATTTGTTGAGTTGAAGTATACCGTGTCGAGACGATTGATGAACCTCCTCCTCCACCTCTTCCATATTCAGCCCCACCACCCCCTCCATAAAATCCACCACCACCACCACCACCGATTCCATCATATCCTCCAACTTCTTGAGAAGCATTTCCGCCAGAATATTTACTACCATCTTCACCGTTTAGAATAAGCTGAGGTGGCGTTGGTTGGAGACCTGATGGTTGTGATGACCCCGAACCACCCGAATTATAAGTACCTCCCCCCCCACCTTCTCCAGGATCACCCGAGTCTGGTGATCCTGCTTCTCCCGTCTCACCATTAAAATATAAATAATCGTAATCAATATTGTTTGAAGGATCTGTTATAGTAAAATATCCATGAATACCAGAACCATACGTTAATCCCCCAGCATTACCACCATCTCCATTGTATCCCGTGTAAACATGCGCAGTAGAGGAATCAACACCACCACTTCCTCCTCCACCACCGGCAACAATTATTTGATTATAATCTTCTATTGAACCATTGGCACTATCTGGTATAAAATATACTCTTGACATACCTCCACCGGCAGAAGACCATTGGTCAGAATCATACGGATATTCATTACTTTTAGGAATTCCAGAATTACCACCCCCACCAAATCCTCCAATAGCAGGTTCAGTTGGTCTATTATTAAAGCCAGAATCAGGAAATTGAACCGTTCTATATGATACATTACTGCCCTCTTGACCTACTTCAAGATATAATTTAGTACCTTTTTTAATAGTATAATTTGCTGTTATATCCGCACCAACGCCAGGATCTCCCTTTTGGGACTGCCATGTAGATCCTTTTGCTCCACCACTCGCCCCAACAACCCTTATCCTATAAATAGCTGATTCTGGTACTGTCCATATTTGAGTACCTGGTGAAGATACATTGAAATGATCTGTATTTTCATCCCATTCTGTTAAATATTCAGAATTACATTCTGGTAAAGTTGGACCTATTGATCCAGTTTTATTACAATTTGTAAAAGTATGTCCACTAAAATTATATAATGATATCTCTAGTGGTGGCACCAGATCTGGATCAGGTTCATCGGTAGTTTCGGGCTCAGGATCATATATATAATTTGTTCCATCATCAGAAATATTCCAGGTATTTGATGTCGATACTTTTGTTATCTCTACAAAACCATTTCCATCATTTCCACTTAATAATGAAAATGTATATCTTTCATAATTAATCAGTACTAATGATGAACCTCCTCCTCCACTACCACCAAGATCATGTCCTCCTCCACCACCATAGAAACCACCACCACCACCACCACTAATTATTGAGTTGTGATATTTTTGGTCTGCACTTCCTCCCGAATATTGTGATCCATTAACTACCTGTGGATCAGCAGGAAGGTAAGAGTTTCCAGCCTGAGTGCCATCACTATTATAAGTACTCCCGGCGCCACCAACATCATATCCTCCATCCCCACCTGTACCGGTATAAGGACTTCTATCTAGACCATCTTGACCACGCATGACTTTAAAGGTTTTCCCCCCCGATGTGTATAGTTTTTCTGTTAAAGAAATCCCGGAGTGTGGAGCTGACCCTCCATCTAATGCGAAGGACTCTGTCCAAGCGCCCCCACTACCACCCCCCCCTCCAGAGATAATCAAATGATTATATTCTTCTAATACACCATTCGCATCATTCGGTATGTAATATATTCTTGACATACCTCCTCCCGCACTTGACCACGGATCAGACCCGGAGGGAATGGATGGCGTGTGAGACCCTGCCTTCGGTACACCACCTCTGCCACCTCCACCAAATCCCCCAACTGCTCCCGAGACCTGTTCAACACCACCATTTGTACCTTTTTGACCCACTTCGATATATAGTTTTGTACCTTTTTTGAGACTATAATTTGCTTCAATATGAGAACCTAAACCAGGAATTCCAAAAGATTCTACGCTATAAGAAGGTTGTGGTCCCCCACTGGCACCGGCAACTCTAAATTTATAAACACCGGATTCTGGTACTGTCCATATTTGAGTACCGGGTGTCGTAACATTGAAGAATTCTGTATTTTCATCCCAATCGGTAGTATATTGGGTAGTACAATCTGCTAAAATCGGCGGTGTGTCTCCAATCCCACCACAATTAGTAAATATATGACTTATGAAATTGTATAAGTATCCAGGATTATATTCAAGGTGAATCGTACTAATTGTTCCATCATCAGAAATTTTCCATGCATCTGTAGAATGTAATTTTTGTACCCTTACAAATCCATGTCCAGTATTACCAGGATTTAATAAAAATGAACCATTTTCATAATCAGTTAGTAATAATGATGAACCACCCCCACCCCCACCACTCCCCTCATATGCTCCACCACCACCAAAGAATCCTCCACCACCGCCACCAACGACAACTCCGCTGGCAGTTCCGGCATGTGCGTCTCCTCCTAAATATTGTGTTCCAGATCCCCCATAGTCTGAGTTGTAATTCCCTCCAACTCCACCAATATCATAACCACCTTTTCCGGCGCTGGTGGGTAAGTCGAAATGACTTACTCCATCTTGACCACGCATTACTTTAAAGGTTTTTCCTCCTGAACTGTATAATTTTTCTGTTAAAGTAAATCCTGAGTGTGGAGCAGATCCTCCGGAAGTCGCTTCTCCATTTTGAGGGTAGTACCCCGAAGATCCCCCACCACCACCGGCTATCATTAAATGATTATGTTCTTCTAATACATCATTAGCATCATCCGGTATATAATAAACTCGAGACATACCTCCTCCGGCACTTGACCAATCATAATTAGAATTAGTTGTTGGAGTTCCACCAGTTCCTCCCCCACCAAAACCTCCAACTGCTCCCGATACATTAAGGACACCTGTATTTGTACCTTCATGACCAACTTCAATATATAATTTTGTACCTTTTTTGAGACTATAATTTGCTTGAAAACTAGAACCTAAACCAGGGTTTCCGAAACGCGGAAGAAATCCTGAAGGCACATCCGGTAGAGGACCACCGCTGGCACCACCTATCCAAAAAGTATAAACACCTGATTCGGGAACTGTCCACACTTGAGTACCGGGAGTTTCACTAATGACATTAAAATAATCTGTATTTTCATCCCAATTTGTAGTATATTCTGTCGTACAGTCTGTTAGAGATGGACCCGTGGCCCCAGATGCTCCACAATTATTAAATATATGTTCTTGAAATGGATATAGATTTTTAGTGACAATTCTATGTTCTTCTTGATTAATACCGGTTGATCCATCTTCGGAAATATTCCAAGAATTTACAGATGTTCCCATTGTTATTGTAACATAACCATTTCCACTGTTACCAGAAAAAAGAGAATATGAAGAGGAATGTTTTGAATTTATTAATGATGAACCACCACCACCGCCACCACCAGTACTAGATCCACCTCCCCCACCATACCATCCTCCTCCTCCTCCACCCCCACACATGAAACTATTAAATATTTGATCACCTACTATATTTGTAGAACTAGTATCTGTAGCATGAGAAGCATTTCCACCTTTAAATTTACTTCCATCTTCTCCCGGAGCCCCGTCTCCCTCACTATCTATGAGTAAATGGCCTACACCACCAGAATTATGTGTACCTCCTCCAGCAGAATTAACAGACTCGTGTGTATTTCCATTTTTTCCAGATATTGCTAAGAAATTAATCGAGTTTATTGTTAGTTGATCATGAGTATCTCCAGTTATTCCTCCCCCATTCCCACCGCCTTTATCATAAGAAGCGATGTCTTCAGAAATAGAGCCGGTGTCTACACTTGCACCAGAACCGCCCCCGCCTCCCGCTGCTATAATTAAATGATTATGATCTAATATTTCACTATCCGTTTCTGGTATATAATATACTCTTGAAAATCCCCCACCTGAAGATGACCAACCACCCTCTATACCGGTTTCTGAATTTATATAGTTGGCATAAAACGGTATATCACCTTTGCCACCCCCTCCAAACCCACCTTCGGGAACATCTGTAATATTACTCAAATCAACTGATCCAGTTATTCCGGCGGCTTCACCCCAGTTTCCTCCTTCTTGACCAACTTCTATATATAACCTTGTCCCTTTCTTAATACGGAATTTTGTTTCTATAACACCTCCTAAACCCGGATTTCCCGCTGTGTTTTCATAAACACCTCCTAAATTGTGTTTAGCACCTCCACTTGCTCCAGCAACTTTGAAAGAATATTCTGCTGATTCGGGAGCCGTCCATATTTGAACACCTCTACTGAAAAGGTTAAAGTATTCTTCATTATCACTCCAGTTTTGTACATATTCTTCATGACATTGTTCAAGTGTGGGGCCAAGACTTCCTTTCTGACCACAACTAGTAAAAGTATGTGAACCGAATAAATATAAACCAATATCAGAAATAGTTTTCGTTCCATCATCAGAAAAGTTCCATGTAGATGATGAAGATATTTTTGTTACTTCTAGATAACCATGACCAGTGTTTGGGGGATGATCTCCTATTAAACTTCCAGATTCAAACATGTTGTTTATTAATGATGAACCACCACCACCTCCACCACCGGCAGCAGTTCCTCCTCCCCCCCCATACCATCCACCACCACCACCTCCACCGACAATATCATCCTCATGTTGAGATACTCCGTCATACATACCACAACTACCACCGTTTAACTTATATCCATCTTCACCCGCTTTTCCTATATGTTCTGTGGCTGTACGGTATTCGTATCCTCCTCCAAATCCTCCAAAGAAAAATCCTCCTCCATGGGCACCTGTTGCTCCTGTTGTGGCGAGGAGGGCTCTATCTTCACCTTCGCGACCAGAATACATTCTGAAATTTGTACCATCAATATCAAAATTAGTATTGCTTATTGCTGGAATTTCATTTGGGAAGTCGTAATATTCGGAACCACCCCGACCACCATCGGATATATAATTAGTCCAACTAAGTCCATTCTCTTGATCGAAATGAGAACCACCACCCCCACCTCCTCCACCCGCTATAATAATATGGTTTTTATCTAGAATTAAACCATTTGAATCATTGGGCATTAAATATATTCTCGTCATTCCTCCTCCCGCAGCACTCCATCCATAATCATCACTGGGCCATCCGGGGATGCCAGATAACTCTGCTGGTATATCGCCATTACCTCCACCACCATATCCTCCTTCAGATGGTTCTCCATCAAAAGTACTAGTATTTTTCTTTGAATAATTATTACCCTGTTGACCAACCTCAATATATATCTTTGTACCTTTCTTAAAACTATATTCTGCTTCTATTACAGCTCCACCACCAGGGGAACCAGCACTACTAGAGGTCCCGACTGGATGTCTTTCATGATCATCTCCTCCACTTGCTCCAGCAACTTTAAATTTATATGTCCCTGATTCGGGAACAGTCCATATTTGAGTACCTGGCGCAGAGTTATTAACGCTAAAATAACTATTATTATCTGTCCAACTATCTGTATATTCGGCTCTACATTGAGTTAAATTTGGACCAGTAGAGCCAGTTGCTCCACAATTAGTAAATGTATGGTTTGTAAAACTATATAAATCAGTAGATTCAATTAAATTGACCATTCCTCCAAGACATTTATTACCTATTCCAATATTCCCAGTTGTTTCAAACTCTCCAGTCCCCCCATGTGAATTGAATTTAAATGAATTATTTCCAATTATAGTATTATCATAATAATCTTGTTCAGTTGAATAAAATCCAGTTTCATGACCTAAGAAAATATTATTATAAGGACCAGGATTAGAAAAGTTTGAAATTGTATTATTTCCGAAAGATATATTTTTATTTGAATCTGTAGACCCTCCACTTAAAGTAAATCCATCACCAGTTCCACCACCACCACCACTACTTACACTTATAGTGCCCCATGTTCCGTCACCTTTTAAATATTTACTCGCATCACCGGATAATGGTGCTGGTACTAATCCAACAGAACCACCACTTCCACTATCTCCAATAAAAACATTCGTCGTTACTGTACCCCATGATAAATAACCGCTACCATCTGTTTTTAAAACTTCTCCATCATTACCCGTATTATTTGGTAACACCAATGTATATGATGCTCCAGCACTATGTGGTGGACCTTCAATTGTTATTCCATGATTGTTATTATCACAATTTAAAACAAATCTCCCAGAATGAGTACCAATACCACCTCCTTTAAATATAACCTTTCCAGTTCCACTTGGACTAAATTCTATATTTTCATTTGAACCTACACTGGTTATTAATGCAGAAGTGTCTCCATTTTGATCGGTAGATGTACTAATATTTATTGAATTTAATGTTGCATCTCCGGTTACTGTTAAATTCCCATTAGATGTTCCAGTAAGGTTGTTAATAGTTACATTAGCATTTAGAGATAGATTATCAATGCTATCAGAAGTGTTTTGATCTCCGTATATAAGTGAATTTACACCAGCAAATTCACGTATGGTTCCCCCACTTCTACCGGTGTCAATATATAATTTTCCAGTTATTTGTTGTGGCTGATCATCCAAATGATATGTCATTTCACTTGTTTCTTCTATAAAATCACTATGTCCACTAGCAATGGTTGGTGGTCCAGATTTATAACCAATTATTATATTATTATCACTGCCAGATCCCCCCCTTACATTATATCCTGCTTCATTACCTAAAATAACATTGTATTGTGCTTGACCGACTAAATCATGTCCCGATTTATAACCTATAATTACATTATCATCTAAATTATCTCCCAGTGCTGCGGCATATGAACCCATTACAGTATTTCTTTCAGAAATCATTTGAAGTGGTGAACTAGATTGAGTTCCTCTTATTAAATAATGACCTTCATTCCAGAGACCTCCCGATGATCTAAAACCTAAAGTTATATTATCATCAAAATTATTATCTGATCTATTTTTTCCAGCATAATTTCCAATTACTATATTTCTTTCCATACGATGAACTGTAGTAGTGTTGGGAAAATTGGCTCCGGCACCATGACCTATAATTATATTATTTTCAGGTCCACTGGCACCTTCTGTACTATATCTATCAAGTGCTATCAATTTACCAAATATTATATTTTCTGTGCTAGAATTTGGACGTCCTCCTATTAAACTAAAACCGTAATTATTAATCCAAGATAATTGACCAGTATGATCTGTCGTTAATATTTGTCCACTTGCTCCACTTGATTCTGGTAAAATAAGGTTATAATCACTACTTAATGCTGGAGCACTTAAAGTGATTTTATTACTTAATGAAATATCATTTTCATATAATCTTAAACCATTTGTACTTCCGTATGTTTCTAAATATTGAGCTCTAAAAGTCCCTAAATTATTACCAATATATGGTGACCATAAATCTAAATTTTCGTTCCATATTAACTTTGAATTATCTAAATTACCTCTATTAATTTCTATTCCAGCATCTTCGGTTGGAGCAGTATCTCCTAAATCTGAATTTAATAGAATAATACTATCTCCAATATTTACTTCATTCGAAACTATTGAAGTTGTTCCTCCACTTGCAGTTAGAGTTCCTCCTATATATACATCTCCACTTATTCCAACTCCACCTGTTACTATTAATGCTCCAGAACTAGGATCACTCGAAGAAGTATTGTTGGTTATAGATACTCTTCCTTCGAATGTATTATGGAGATCCTCAGTTTGAATTAATGCTGAATTTATAAGTTTTAAACTATCTTCACTTGGAGTCCAGTACATATAGCTTGTAGATGTATCTCCATAAAACTTGACATCATGTCCACTCCCATCCTCTCCAACTGTTACTGAATTGCTTATAGTTGTTGGTCCGGTTAATGTATTTGATTCAACTCCGATTTGAATTAATCCTGAGTTTACAAGTTTTAAATCATCCGCAGATTCATCCCAGAGCATATAAGCTCCGTCTGTTGCTCCATAAAACAAGACATCATGTCCGTAATCATTAATTCCAACTGTTATAGTATTATTAAAATTAGATAAGTTATTTACTTGAAAAGTTCCATCGAGAACGGTATTCGCTCCAACATCGAAATTTCCTCCAACATTTAAATTTCCTCCAATACCCGCTCCACCGGTTACTATCAATGCTCCAGAACTAGGATCACCCGAAGAAGTATTGTTGGTTACAGATACTCTTCCTTCGAATGTATTATGGAGATCTCCAGTTTGAATTAATGTTGAATTTATAAGTTTTAAACTATCTTCACTTGGATTCCAGAACATGTGGCTTGTAGATGTATCTCCATAAAACTTGACATCATGTCCGTTTTCGTTAACTCCAACTTGTAATGTTCCTTTGAGAATAGTGTTTCCTCCAACATTTAAATTTTCTCCAATACCAACTCCACCGGTTACTATTAATGCTCCAGAACTAGAATCAATCGAAGAAGTATTGTCGGTTATAGATGTTATTCCCATAACTGTTAAAGATCCAGAAGAATTACCAGACTGGTTACTTATTGTTACATCTGAATTTAAAGATAATGAACAGTTAAACATATCCCCATATATAAATGAATAGTTTCCTCTTGGAGAATTTGAACTATCTATATATAACTTATCATCTTCATTACCCTGAGTAAGTAATGGTCCGCTAAATTTTCCTATAGATATATTATTGTTTCCATCCGTTCTATAAAGGTCACTCTGGTAACCAATTCCAATATTATAGTTAGAGTCAGGTGTTAATAGTCTAAATGTTTTCCCTTTCCATCCTTCATCTGGGGCATTCATAGAAGATTCTAATGTTATTGTTTTAACTTTTGTTATCTGATCAATTTGATAATCTATAATTAATAATCTTGTGTTATTAATCTCAAGTTTCCAATTTTTGTAATAATTTTCTTTATGATTTAGAAAACTAGGAACAACTAAAGTATTTGTACTAGACATATTATCTCCACTATTATTTCTTATTATTGTTCCTTCTATAGGTTCAACGAGAGTATATATTGTAGATACTGTGGTAATATTTGTTAAACCAGGGGCTTTGATTATTTTGCTTAATCCGTTATATTCATTAATGATAGATGATTGTGTAACTCCGTCTGTTGTCGCATTAATAGTCCAGCCCTTATAATAATCATCTACGGGAAAAGCATCATCAGATAAAGTAATTTCTTGCTTTTCAACTAAAGTTATTCTAAATTCGGTTTGGGTTATTCCATATACACCAGGAAGTCCAATTTCACCCTTGTAGTTGTGATAAGATACCTCTGTTTTAAAATGTTGTTCTTTACCACTTGTATGAGTAAATACAATATAAGCTTCCCAACCATCATAATAACCTGTTTTATCTTTATTTTCGTCATCATCTCTTAAAGTTGCATAAAAGTTTTCAAAATCGCTACCCGAACCATCTAATTCAAAATATTTAGTTTCTCTTATTGGTGTTCTCATTTGTCCGATAACATGTTTATCTTTGGTTAAATAATAAGATGACCTTGAGTTAACTGGTCTGGTTAAATTATCTGCTTCTATTCTTCTTGTTAAATAGTCATATGATTTTATTAAAGATACATCTGTAAAACCATCTGTAGTTATTACTATTCTCCAACCAACATAGTATCCATCTATTCTTAAAGAATTTCTACCCAATATTATTCTGTAATTGGGGTTTCCAAATACTCCAGATGTTCCATCTAAGAAACCATACAAATGTTCAGAAGGATATAACATATATCCGGTACCTTCATTTTTGGTTATAATATTTTCGTCGTTTGTGTTAAGATCTTCTCTATTGTGATATATTGGATAAAGTATGTATTCTGATGTATTATCTGTATAGAAATCTTCGGGAATAGTTTTTATTTTTCTTTCTTCACCAATATATTTTATAATTTTAGCTTCACTACCTTTATTTTTACCGTTTGTTATTAATATTTTCCAATTATTATAGTAGTTTTCTACTTGACTTGCTAGTGGATCAAGGATTTTATTAGATATCATTTTTCCTTTTTCTTCATATTCATCTATAGATGAAATTATAGTATTTGTATTGCTATCATATTTTATTACCTTTCCAGATACATTTGTAGAAGAAATATTCCAGTTATTATAAAAATCGGTGATCTTATATTTTAAATTATTGTCTAATATTTTCTTGTGGATTATAGAGTCACTTGAATCATTGAAAGAAAATATTTCACCCTTTTCTGTATGATTATCATAACTATTAAAATTTGGAGGATTTATTGTATAATTAACATCTGAATTTACAACAGATAAATCAGAAACTTCAATTACTTTAGGTGGATACAAGACATATGTCGTCAGTGTGCTTGTAAATTGATTTATATCTGGGAATGTAGTTATTTGACCCGAAAAACCCTGAGAACCCCCACTATTTATAATACCTTGATATGAAGTAATACATGCTACTCTTCTATTTATTTTTGTATTATCATTAACTTCTATTGTTCCTGGTGGTGGAGTCCTTGTAACTATCGTCCAGTTTTTGTAATAATCATTAAAAGGACTAGCATAAAAAGATAGTTTTCCAACATCTCTAAATAAACCTTCTGTATGCGGTATTAATTCATATGAAGTATTTGAAGTTATTTTTTTATATGAACCGGAATCTGTGATTGATTTAAAACCTTCAAACTCAGTTATTTCTCTTGTTGTTCCATTATACTCAGTGATTATTCCAAAATCATCTGGATTTTTTGTTTTTATAGTCCATCCATAATAAAAATTATTAACCATACTAGCTTCATTTGATAATCTGGGTTTTTGTAAATTATCATTATTTTCAAAATTCCCTTTACTAAATATTCCCTTAGTATGTGGTGTTAGTATATATTTAGAACTTTGAGAATTTAAATTATTATGATCTTTTGATTTGAGTTCCATGAAACCTGAATTTTTTCTTAATGGTGGATATAATTCATATTTAGTATTTGGTGTTATAACAAATGATATAATTTCGTCTTCAGTTATATTAATATTCAGTTCTGGACAGTTTAGTTCTATTTTATCGGAACTATCAGTTGAACTTTCTATGTATGATTTTTGATATCTAACATTAACACTATGTGCAACAACATTATTTTCTTCATCACCCCCACCATCAGAACTCTTATAATCATAAATTATGAAAGTAGTTCCATTACTTCCACTAATCCAAGGTATTGGAGGAGTATTTAAAGGTTTATCCAAAATAAGAGTATCTGCTGTATTTGATACAATAACCCTACTTTCTTTAGAATATTTCAATCCATCGGTGGTGGTGTTTATAAAGACATTATTTCCTTTATATTTATCATTTTCCCATGATTCACCTGATTTTGTTAAAGTTGTATTTGTACCTGCTGTAATTTGTTCGTGATAAGATTCTGTCGGTGGATAAATATTATTCGTATTTGTATAGTAATGTGTTAATTCTATATTCCAACCTTTGAAAAAATTATTTGTAAGATCTTCCAAGTCAGGTTTATGGGAATAAAAAAGATTTTTAGGAATATCAATTATACAATTATTAGTATTGGAATTAAATTGTATCCAACCAGTATATTGTGGTGGCATTATAAAAAATTCTGAGCCATCTTCGGTAGCATATCCAGGTAGAGCGGGGTCTATAAAAGTAATTGTTTCTGGTGATCCCGGGTTAATATTATAAGTGTCAATAATATTTTCTGAATAAGGTGCTATTGTTTTAAGTGTCCAACCTTTATAATAATTAGTCACATCGGAACGATAGTGTGTAGAATTATTTAAAGTCCCTACCCCATTAGAGAAAATACCACTTGGTATTAAATGATTATTATCTAATATGTTTTTAAAATGTTCTTCTCCATCATCTGAACTATTCCATTTATATGTTCCATTTGTATTTTTTAATATAATAGCTGTTCCAGAAGATAAATCAGAATCAGTATCAATTGTAGAAATTTTATTTCCACACTTTATTGTCCATCCTTGATAAAAATTAGAAATATCTGAATATGGGGGTTCTAAATTAAAAACAGGATTACCATCTGAATCATTGTTTACATGTAATATATTTCCATTTATCGCGGGTGGTGTTAATATATATTTAGTCCCCGAAACAAATAAAGGAGAAGGTGTTAATAAATTTATTTGTCCTTCTAAATAATCGAAAACGGTGCCTTTTAAATAATAAGGCGGGATATTTTCATTTTTTAATTCAATTTTCCAATTTCTGTAATAGTTTTCTACATGAGGTACACCAATACTTTTAATGGTGTGTTCGGGCATTAATATACCATAAAATCCCTCTTCATGTCCACCTATTAAAACTCCATAAATTTCATCTTTTCCACTATTTACAGAAATTATAGAATCCGAGTAATATCTTTTTGATGGTATATCTTCTAATTGATTATCGGAACCTTGAAGTTTTGTCCCTTGATATTGAATTACCCCTTTTTGGTAGGGGTTTAATATCTCTATGTTCCAACCATGATAAAAATTATTATCTGATCCATAATTAGATATATCTTCTGATAAATATTTCATATGACCAAATGATATTAAATAATTATAATCATCGTTTTGGTATATGTTTGTTGGCCAAGTACTTGGACTATTTATTGAATAAAGTTCTCCTTTAACTTTTCCATCCAAGATAATTGAATCAGATATATTTTTTGTAGTTTTATTATTTGGTATAATTGAGATAACATTAGAATTTCTTGTTATATCTTTAATATCTTCATCTTTAATACTTTCTTTTAACATATATGCTTCTTTAAGTGAAGAGTCGTATTTTTTAATATTAAAGTTAAACTCTACAAATGTTTCACCATCAAATATAGTTGAAAACTTTAAATAATATCCTTTATAAGAATTTTCAACACTGGAAAGATGATAATTCTTTGTAATATCATCTGGAAGGGAATTTGGAGTTATATTCGTATCTAAATTTATAATATAATAATCGAAATCTTCTGATAAGGATATTGGTAAATGATCCCCATTATTGTCTAAATTAGTTGTTCCTTTAAAGACTACGTTATTTGTGTCTATTGTAATTGACCCATTTTTATATTCTTCATTTTTATTTAATATAGGGTCTAAGAAAACCATAGTGTAATCATAATAATTATTATTATTTACATCATTACCTAGTCGATCATCATACATAAGAATACTTGAACATGGAGTTATTCCTTCTTCTTTATTTACTCTATCAAGGATATTTGAGGTTGTCCCTGCATTAAAACCTTGATATATGTTTGTTTTCATATCTGAATATTTTAAATCACCAGAAATGTATGGTGCTTTTAAGACTTTATTTTTTAATACTTCTGAAATTTCTGATAATTTAGTCCAATGGTTTGATTGTCTTTTATATATGCCTTCGGTATTTAGTATTAAACCACCATCATTAGACGGATAATATTTGTTATTATCTCTTTCTTTATCATCAATTATTCTTATTTCTTTATGAGATAGAGATATATGACTTGTCATAGAACTACCATAATTATCAGTATAGCTTGAGTTAGAAACATCATCTTTAGTTAAACCTATCGTTAATTGTCCTTTAATTTCTCCATGTAGTCCTGAACCCTTCCCATCTGATCCGCCGGTTATTAATGCACCATTATAGTTCGAAGCACCGATCATTAAATATTGATTGGTTTTTGGTCTTAATATATTAACACCGGTTCCAAGTTCAGAATTCTCAATTATATAAGATAAAGAACCGTCTAGATTATTTGAAAGATCAACGCCAGATTTTTTCCAAACCATGCCTTCATTTGAACTATAGTACAAAAACTTACGTTCAACATCTTCAAAGTTAGAGGGAAACTCAATCCCCCCTATTGCTAGACCATCTAAATCTTGATATCTATTACCCAATATGAATTGATTCGCCATTAATATTTAATATATAATATAAATATTTTTTAAGAATTTACTTTATAGTAAAAATTACAAAAATAAAATATATTTTTAATTTAATCATTTATGGAAGAAAATAATACAATATTTACACATGCTAAAATGGAGTATACATCTCAATTAATTGATAATATATCTCCTCATTTATTTGATGGAATGAAATCTATATATGATGAATCTAAATTATATCATAAATCTCATCCAAATAAATCAATATTAGTGATCTTTAGATCATTTTTAGAAAAGATTCCATCATGGAGTAACGAAATAATAGAAAATGAAACTGATAGAATAATAGAAGTATCAAAATGCGATTGGTTAGATGATCTAATTACCGCGGTATTTATAAGTCATACTAAAATTTTAACATCAATAGGTTCTAATATAAATGCTAATATTGATTTAATAATTCCAAAAACAATTAATTTTATTCATAAATGTTATATAAATATAGCTAGAGAAATATGGAAAAATCCATATTTATTTGATGATAATCTTTTAGGATCAGATTATCAAAAAAATGTAAGGACCACTGAACTTTTGATAAAAGAATCAATTGAAAACACAATTAGAAAATTATTACCAGTTAAAGAAATACTTAGACAACATTTAGATACATATGAAACAAATAATAATGAAATTAAAAAAAGAAATAATACAAATGAAATAAGAGAACTATTACTTAATGAATTAAAAAATCTTTCAATATTATCATCGGATCAAAAAAAGGTAGAAGAAGAAAACAGCACAACAGACGAAGAAGATAATAATAATGACTCTCCCAAAGAAAACAACATTACAATTAAAGAAGATGAAGTTAAAGAAGATGAAGTTAAAGAAGATGAAGTTAAAGAAGGTGAAGTTAAAGAAGATGAAGTTAAAGAAGATGAAGTTAAAGAAGGTGACGTTAAAGAAGATGAAGTTAAAGAAGAAAATATAGAACCTGTAAATATTGATAAAAATGATGATACTGGATATGAATCTCCAGATGAAGATAAAATAAAAGAACAGTGCGAAGGTTTAAATATAAATGATATACCAGATATAACTGAAGAAACTTATGATAATGTTGATATTATAAATAATGAAGAACAAAAAGTTGATAAAAACAAGATATTATCAAATTTTATGGATAGTATAGATTTAGATGAAGTAGATGAAGTTAAAGAAAAAATAGATGAAGTTAAAGAAAAAATAGATGAAGTTAAAGAAAAAATAGATGAAGTTAAAGAAGGTGAAGTTAAAGAAGATGAAGTTAAAGAAAGTTCATTTAGTATACCTGGTTTTGATACAATTCAAGAATTAAATTCTATTAAGTCTCCACCCAAATTAACAGAATTTAATAATATAGTAAAAAATAAAGAAAAACAAGTCCCCCATCCTCAACCAGAACCAGAGCCGGAACCAGAGCCGGTACATGATCCTGAACCAGAAATTAAAGTTATAAAGAACAATGATACAGGTATTAAAGAACCAGAAATTAAAAAAGAAGAAAAAGAAATTATATCAATATTAAAAGATGATATTCCCGATGATGCTCAAACAATTGATAACTTTTTTGATGATGTTTCATCTTTAATGGCGAAGAAAAATATATCTGTAAATAGAGATATAAATAAATATACTCTCTTTGATGATGCGATTGACACTATTTATGAACAATAAGTTAATTTGATTTTTTCTTTTATTTATTTTGTAAGTTTAGATAAATGTTTAATAATAATATTGTTTTTAGTTTTATTTTAGCAATAGCAAATACTTTTATGTATTATTTATTTAATACATCTAAATATGAAAAAATGATGAATAATAATAGAAATCAAGAATTAATTATGATTTTTGGAATTTCTTTTTCTATGTGTTTTTTTATGAAATCTGTTTCTTCTTCCTCGATAGGTAGTACAAATACTCCTATACAACCACCACCTTCTGTTCCATTTGTTTCTCAATCAACAAGACCACCATTTTAATTTAAATCATAAAACAACTTTTTAGGGAAATTTTTCTTTTTAATTTTATATTCTTTGAATATCCAATTTTGTAATATTTCACATGGTCTTGATGAACACGCATCTTTAGAAATTGATATATACATATCAAAATCATCATTTAGTTCTGTTAAGCTATTACCATATTTATCAATTGTTAGATTATAAATAAAATCAAAAACACTTTGTTTTTCTTTATAATTCTCATTTTTATCATATTCACAAACTTCTAATATAGTTATTGCAAGTCTACAAAGGTCAAAATTATAGTTTGGTTTAATTATTTCATCCTTATTTTCACTATTAAATAATTTATTATATGTTTGTGAATATTGACCACCTGCTTCCCCATGTTTATGGAATGTATCATTAAAAAAAGTTTTCTTATGGAATGTAAATATAGCTCTTCCAAAATCAATTATCTTAAAAATATATCCATATGTCGGTACTTTATAATAAATATTATTAAATTTATAATATAAATATAATCTATCTGTTTTTTTGTACATTACATTATTTATATGAAGATCATTATGAGTAAAATTATAATGTTTTTGTAAATAAGCCAAAGCAAAAGAAACTTGAAATAAACAAGAAAGAATTAAATTATGATCTGTATTTTCAATATCATTTAATAAATCTTCCAAAGTACCTTCTAACTTTTCTATGAAGAATAATTGACAAGGTATATTTTTAAGAAGGGCAATTGTATCATCATTGTTATAACTTGAAAATGAAGAACTTGAATATATTGAAGAATTTACTGAATACTCGCTTCTTTCTTCGTCTTCATCTTCTTTAACTTCATCTTCTTTAACTTCATCTTCTTTAACTTCATCTTCTTTAACTTCATCTTCTTCATCTTCTTCATCTTCTTCTTCTTCTTCTTCATTTTCTTTAACTTCTTCACCTTCTTTAAATTCATCTTCTTCATCTTCTTCTTCTTCTTCTTCTTCTTCTTCTGATGACGAAACATACATATCAAGTGTATATAGCTTTCCTAAATATTTGTGAAACCAATATTCTCTTTTATAATTATCGTAATCTTCGCTAATGTCATAATTGTATTCATTTTTAATACCGTTTACTGAACCATAAAATATTGGAAATGATGGATTTTTATTATTTAATGTTATCTCTGAGCATAAAAAAGAAAAGAAAGTATCTATATATGCTGTATTATCCATATCATTTAATTTACTGTATGTATTATATGAATAGCATGAAGGGAGTAATGGATTTCTATGTATATGATTATTATAATTATTCATCATATAAAATAATGGATCTAGTAAAGGGATACATTTACAAAATAATTGTTCTTTAGTTATAATATTTTCTTTTTTATTTAAGACATTACAATTTATTAAACAGTTTGATGTGTGATATTTTTCATTTTCATGACTTATAATTTCTAATACTTTAAGGTTGTTTTCGATATCAATTGTTTTGTGTGATAATTTTGTATTGTGTAAATGGAAAAATAATGAAAAGTATGGTTGATAAAATTGTGGTTCACTTACATTTAAAATATTTTTACATGAATTAAAGAATCTTTTTCTATCTGACTTATTCCATTTTTGGTATTTGATTAATGTATTATTTGACATAATTAAAAAAATATAATACATTTATTTTATAGAATAAACTTACTTAATACGCGTAAATATAAACATTAAATAAAATATTTTAAAGTTATATAATGGCAATGAATTTAGAACTTCGTAAATTTGATATAGCACAAATAAAAGATGATAAAGTGGTTGTTTTAATAGGAAAGAGAGATACGGGTAAATCTTTTTTATGTAAAGACATACTTTATCATCACCAAGGAATACCTGTTGGACAAGTTATTTCGGGAACTGAAGGGGCTAATCAATTTTATAGTAAGATTGTTCCAAAATTATTTATTCATGATGAATTTAAGTCTGAAATAATACAAAATATGCTTAAAAGACAAAAAATGCTCATAGAAAAGAATAATCAATCTGGTGGAGATGCTCAGGTTGATCCAAGGGCATTTTTAATATTAGATGATTGTTTATATGATAATACGTGGGCAAAAGATAAATGGATGAGATCTGTATTTATGAATGGTCGTCATTATAAATTATTATTTTTATTAACTATGCAGTATGCTTTGGGGGTTCCACCAAATTTAAGGACAAATGTAGATTTTGTATTTATCTTAAGAGAAAACTATGTATCAAATAGAAAAAGATTATATGAACATTATGCTGGTATGTTCCCTACATTTGAAATGTTTTGTCAAGTGATGGATCAATGTACAGAAAATTATGAATGTTTAGTAATAAATAATAATGCAAAATCAAATAAATTAACAGATCAAGTTTTCTGGTATAAAGCAGAGCAGAGACCAGAATATAGAATTGGAGCTGATTCATATTGGACATATTCTGCCCAAAATTATTCAACAGAAGAAAGAGTTGATGATGATCAATTTAGTGGTAAGAAAAAAAATCCTATTAATGTTCAAAAATTATACTAATTCTTTAGTAGCTTCTAAAATACCTTCTTTAGATCTGCTTTGAACAAGTAATTCATCCATAGATTTTACTTCTCCATTTTCTTTCATAACAGTCATATATGTTGGGAAACCTTTAACTTTTCCTTTAAACTGACCAAATCCATCGGATTGTTCTTCAGTCATAACAAAAGATACTGGCGTCCCCGATTGTGTTTTAACATCTGACATTTTAGTTAATTCTTCAAAAGCAGGAATAGCATTTTGAGAATGACCACACCACTCAGCATAAACAAAATGAACTTCAACTGATTTTTCTCCCGACCCTTTAGTTTCTTTTTCACTTTCACCATAATCCCCAACTGCCATTAATCCTGCTTTTGCTGTTGGGTCAAATGGGGGTGTTTGTGAATCTGAAATAAATCCCGGAGTTCTTTCTTCTTCAACATTTGCCATAAGATTTGGTTTCAATACATTTTTTTCTGTTAGAATAGCATAATCAGATTGCATAGATAGAGGAACTACATCTCCATAATCTTCTTCATATGAAGCAAATAATTCACCATCTTCATAACCACCGATTCTTTCAGGTATGTCTGCACCCGGTGCCTCTACATTAGGTACTTGTTGAACTTTAGGTGGCATATTTTCACCAGAATTCTTTAATTTTTTTGGTGCTTTAGGAGTTTCTTTTACTTCATCTTTAGATTTTTCTGTTTTTTCATCCATTTCATCTTTCATATCATCTTTCATTTCAGCTTTGAAAGTTTCGAATTTATCAATATCAGAATTTCTAGATATAACAATAATCAATAATAATATTAGTAATACCAAACAAACGTCATTCATTTATATTAATAACAATAAAAAAAATTTATTAAATTTAATTAAAAATTACTAAAGTATTAAACAATTTGTAAATCTTCCAATTTCCAATATTCATAATGATCCGAAACAGGTCTCCTTATTATAAATGGAATTTTACCTTGGCGTAACTCTTCTAATGCTATTTCATCAACACAAGAATAACTTTCAGGATTTTTCAAAAATGAATCTGCTCCATTACATAGTTGTTGTATTCTTTCAGATAATACCTTTGTTTTTTCATACTTAGTAAGATATGGTCTTGTTTTGTAATTTTTTTTTAATGCTTCATAATTGGAATTAAAATTAGAAAAGTCTTCTATTGTTGGTTCAACTTTAGTTTCTTCATTTTCAATAAATTCCTCCTCCGACGAAGTATCAATGTTCTCCATTTATATTTTATTATATATTAAAGTTTTATATATTATATTCAAATTTTATATTTCTAATTAGTCCACTTTTGAGAACAATATTTACATACATACATATATTTCATATTAACACCATCAAACTTAATATATTGAATATCAGATGACTTATTTTCTTTTATACTAATACATTCTTGATTAGGACATTTAATATTAGCATTATCTTTAATAGTTGGAAGAGTATTATCTTCTTTTAAGAATTTATTTTGATTTATTGTTTCACTCAAATCCATATCATAATTAGTTGTATAAATACACTTATTTTGGTTATATGGTACTTTTGTCTGACATGCTTTACATCCTAGATAAAGTTTCTGATTTTCTTCATCTGAATATAAGAACATACAGTTATCACAGTTATCGCAGAAGTTAATTTCCATGTTTAATATTATTTATATTATAATTATAAGTAATTATCAAATTTTAATTTTTTTGAATACCGAATACTTCTTTATATTTATAAAAAAGCCTTTCATAATCAATTACAGTTTTTATTCTATAAAAACTTACAGTTGCTTCTTTTTTTCCTTTATTTTTTTCTTTTAATGTTTTTATTTTATTAAAAATATAATCTTTATTCTTTTCCATTACATTTTTCATATCTTCATGAAATATATCAAATCCATATGGAGTATTAACTAAATTTTTAATTAATAAAGTATTTATTGCGTCATATTCTATAACCTCATTATATAAAAGGACTTGAGGAGAATTATTTTTTTCTTGACCCGGTTCATGATGGAATGGATCATTATCTAATAATGATTGAAGACAAAGTAAAACAGTTGTAATGTCCATTACAGTTGTCCATTTTGGGCCACTCCAAGTTCCTAAAATTGATAAGCAAACTTTACCACCATGTCCCGATGAATGGTGTCCAACATATATATTTGGATGTATTCTAATATTATTTCTTGATACATATGAGAGATCTGGTGGTGAAAATGGATAATTTTTTGGAAAAGTTATATTAAAAAACAAAAAACCACCCTCATACAAAGAATCTTTTGGACCAACAATCATCGCTTTTGCTTTTAACATATTTTCTTCATCAAATTGAATATAAATTCCATGAGAATTTAAATTTTGACTTGATATCTCTTTAATATCTTTGTTAATTATCCTCCTTAATGCTGTTTTTTCTGACATTTTATACTATTATTATTATACTATTAAACACTTTTAAATAAGAATATTTGATTTATTTTTTAAAATTTGAATGTTAAATACACTTAAAATTAAAATTAAAATATTAAATAGAATATCATGATTTATCCAAAATTGCAAACATTTCTAAACAAATATCCTAAAAAAGATAAACATACACATTCAATTTATGGAGGTGGAGATGTAGAATGTGGTGGTTCTTATGACATACCCCAGGATAAGATGTCTGAATTTTATAAACTTTTAAGCAAAGCGTTATTTCGTGAAAAAAATAAGATTTCTATTGTTGAAAAAGTTCAAGATGTTACTAGACTTGTTGTAGATTTGGATTTTAAATATGTTGATCATTTTACTGAAAGACAATATAATGAAGATATTCTGAAAAAAATTATTAAAGATATGTTTAATCATATTGAAAATTCTTATGATATTTCAAATGAACAAAAAATATGTTGGGTCATGGAGAAAGATAATATTCTTGATGCCCCTCAGAAAAAGTACAAATCTAAGGATGGGCTTCATTTTCTATTCCCTTATATTATTGCTGAAAAGAAAACTTACAAAATTCTAAGAGAAAAACTAATTCAATCTGATTATTCTACTTACTTTAAAGAATATGATTTTACTCCACCATCTAATAGTATGGGTGAAATTATTGATGATAATATTTATAAGGGTGGAAATTGGTTTATTTATGGTTCGGGTAAACCAAATGAAATTGTTTACAAGTTGACTAAAATATTCAAACTTTCTGATGATAATTTGATTAATATGCCTAAAGATTTGTATCTAGATAATCCATGTGAAATAATTGAACTTAATAGTGTAAAACATCAAGATGAAATCAATGTTGGTTATAAAGAATGTCTGAAAAAGAGTCCATCTTCATCAAAAATTTCTTCAAAAATAGAAGTACATCATGTTGAAAGAGAAGAAATTAATCCCCTTATAACGAGTAGCGTTAGAAAACATGATATTGATATTGCTAAGAAACTTTCATTGATTCTATCATCTGAAAGGGCATCTAATTATAATGATTGGATGTCTGTTGGATACTGTCTACATACTATAAGTCCTACTCTTCTTTCTTCGTGGATTGCGTTTAGTAAAAAGTGGGATTATTGGGATAATTCTAAAGAATGTGAAAAACAATGGGCCTGGTTCCATAAAAATAACAATAAAAACATAACGATTGGTTCATTGAATCACTGGGCGAAGATTGATGATTATGAAGGTTGGAAAAACATTACACGAGATAGTGTAAGTTCATTAATCAATAAAAGTGTTGGTTCATCTGGTTCACACGCCGATGTAGCTAATGTAATATATCATTACTTTAAAGACTGTTTCGTATGTGCTGAAATTAAGACAAATTCATGGTATTATTTTAATGAATTAAGTGGGGGTAAATGGGAAGAAACCGAAACCGGTCATATTCTAAGGTCGAGGCTTTCAAGTGAAATTGTTGAACTATATGATTATCATGGTCGTAAGTTTCAGGAAAAAGCAAAAGAAATTTTGGAAAATGAAGATGAAGATGCTGCTAAACCTTATGATGACAAGCATACCAAGTGTTTGAAGATTCAAATACAACTTAAGGATTCTAACTATAAAGATAAGATTATGAAAGAATGTAAAGATTACTTTTATGATAAAGATTTTCAAGAAAAACTTAATGAAAAAAAAAACCTTCTTGGATTTGAAAATGGTGTTTATGATCTAACTGAGGGTATTTTTAGGGGTGGTCTTCCATCGGATTATGTAAGTCTTTCAACTGGTATTCGCTTTCCTATTGCTCCATCAGATAGACCACTCAAATTATCATCATTAATGGATCATGTCGAGGGTCTTGATGATTATGATGAGTTGAATGAAGGATTAGAAGACTTTCTTGAAAAAGTGTTTCCAGTAAAAGAAGTTAGAGAATATACTATGAGATTTCTATCTAGTTGTTTATCTGGAGAAATACGGGAAGAAAAGTTTTACTTCTGGACTGGTTCTGGTGGTAATGGAAAGTCTAAACTGGTAGAACTTCTAGATTTTACACTTGGAGATTATAGTCGTTCGATGGATGTAAGTTTCTTGACCAGTAAGAGAGGTAGTTCTTCTGCGGCTTCACCAGAACTAGAAAATGTTAAAAATGCTCGTTTTGTATATATGTCTGAACCTGAAAAAGAAGATGTTATTTATGTTGGAAAGTTAAAGCAAATGACCGGTGGTGATAAGATGACATCAAGGGGTCTATTTAAAAGTACTACCCAATTTAAACCACAATTTAAGATTGTCCTTATGTGTAATGATCTTCCCCATCTGGGAGGTAATGATGGTGGTATCTGGAGAAGGATTGAAGTTGTTAAGTATATTGCTAAGTTTTCAGATAATCCTCGTCCAACAAAGACAGATCCATATCATTTTGAAGCTGATCTTAATTTGACATCTAAACTTGAAAAGTGGAATCTGATATTTATGATGAAACTACTTGAAAAATATACTGTTTATGATAAGGAAGGTACACAACCACCAACTCAAGTCAAAGAAGAAACAAAACTTTATAAAACAAGTTCAGATATATTTGCAAACTGGTTTGATGATTATATTGAAGAAACGGATGAATTTTCAAGTTTTGAAGAACTTTATGATGGTTGGGAAGAACACTGTGATGATGTTGGTATTGATAAGAGAAATAGACTATCAAAAACAGATTTGAAAAAAGAACTTCTTAAAGAACAGGAGAGGACAGAATACGGTCTTGTTCTTGGAAAGAAAGTTGCTGATGGTGCGGCAAATGGAACAGAAAGAAAACCACGATTTAATTTTAGAATTATGGATGATTAAATCATTTAAATGTAATAAAATTATTAATAATTAATGAATATGTTTTGCGATTTTTGTTATAGTTTAATGGATTATATACATATGAGAGATATGTACATGTCTAGAAAATATTTATTTGTAAACGATATAAAAACAAAATAATAATATAAATTATATTGATTATAAAATGTTTAGTACTCATGCCCAGGTTGGAAGGACACGAGTAAATAAAGTTAGAGAGGGAAAAAAGAGACCACCAAAGTCCAGGGAACTAAATAAGAAAGATGGACTTGTTCATTATAAACCAAGGAGTAATATTCCTGTTCCAACACCAGAATATAGGGTCATTGGTCAAGTTAAACAAAATAAAGTAACTGATCTACAGAAATTATATGAACTACAAGATAGACTCTTAAAAGAAGGATATACTTATAGTGAATATGAAAATTATGTTCAAGAAAAGATTAATAATGATAAGTATTATTATAAGAATCTTTCAGATGAAAAACTTTCTCTATTGAATAAGAGGTACCGTCGCCTTACACAAAAATATATTTGTAACTTTAATGAAATTGAAGATGAACGTAGTTTTAAAAGGGGACAAAGGAAATTGTATAGATCTAAGAGAAAGGAATTAGTTGATGAATCAAAGAGAAATATCATTGGTTCAATTTTTAAAGCCTTATCTGATTCTAATGTTTCTGGAGTATCTAAGAATCATGATCTTTTATCAGATGATCCTGAAAAGTGGACTCAGACAAAACGTTGTTTATTTTTGGGAGGAAGATATTTAGAATCATGTGATAAGGAATGGGCAAATCTTTATAATACTTTAAATTCTCAGGAAAAGATGCGTGTTAATGTTTAAAATTTATGTTTTTGTGCTGTATTGTATCCTAGATTAAGATAAGATTGAATTTCATCATCCTCTTTTGAAAGGTCAACACCTATACCGAAAACATTTATATCAATTATATTTTTATTTTTTTCTTTTTTTTGAACACCATTAATACTATATAATACTCTAAAATAGTCTATTATATTGGTTATTTCATTATTAGCATCTTCTTTAATACTTACTTTGTCAGAATTAATTCTGAGGCCTAAATATTTTTCTTCTTTTAATTCAAAATCACCTGGATAATTTCCACACATACCACCATCTATATAATATTCATTCATATATTTAATCGGTTTAAATAATAATGGAACACATGCACTCATACATATTGCTCTTTTTAATTCAAGGTCGGGATGTGTTTCATGATTAAGATAAACAATTTTTTCTTTTGTTAAATTTACAGTTTTAAAATATAATGAAATTTTTGTTTTATTGTATAATTCTTTAAGAGTTATATTATTTTTATGTCCAGTATGTTCTAATAAACTATTCATAAATTTATCAGATTGAAAATTATCATAGAAACCATAATTATCTAAGAAATATTCTAATGATATATTTGTTATATCTAGTATTGTGTCCATTTTAAATTTTTTAAATAAAGATATAGTAGCATCAATCGATAATCCTAATATTAGGGGGATTGTATAAATTCCTCCTCCAGAAACAGATATTATTTTAGTTATATTTTCAAGTTTATCTTTTATAATTTTTCTTTCTATTAAATTTTTTAGTATTCCTAAAAAACTATAACATTTAAATCCACCACCAGATAATAAAAGTGTATCATAATTCATAATTTAATGTATAAATTAAATTTTTTTTTATTTTATAAAATATAACATGAGTTCATTGGATATAAGTAACCTTTATAATAAAATTAATGAAAGGAATACTAAAAGATTAGAAAAATTTGATGATATATTAAAAAAAGTTCATAATAGAATTTTGTATAATGCAAATTTAGAAAAAACATATTGCTTTTTTCAAATACCTGAATTTATAATAGGTGTACCATTATATAATGTTAATGATCTTAAAAATTACTTAATAACTTCTTTAAAAAAAGATAGATTCACACTTTTTTATGTTGAACCAAATTGGCTTTTTATTTCTTGGGAATTAAATAATCTTAAAAAACCAAAAGAAAAACAAAAACAAACAAAAAAAACAGGTGATTATAAATTAATTGATGAATATAAGCCATCCGGAAATTTCTTATACAATGAAGGAGATTTAAGATCTATTGAACAAAAATCTAAAGGATTAATATGATCTTTTTCCTAATTTGTAAACATAATCAGTAAATATTAAATAAAAAAATCCCAATAAAGCAAATAATAATACATCATTAAAATCATCATTGAAATTAGAAAAACTTTCTGAATATGTTGCTCTTTCTTTTTGACGATTTTTATAATTTTCATAATCTATATTATCAGTACTCTGAATACTAGTATTTGTATTTTGTGAAATTTTTAAAGCCCTTTTATCTGCTTCCGTTAATTTATCAGTTTGTTTAGAATCTACTTTAACATAATTACTATCTGATATACTAACAGAACTCTGTACTTTTTCACCACCTCCTTTTTCTACTTTTTCTTCTTTTTTCCTTTTTACTTTATTTTCTTCTTCTAAAGGTTGTAAATGTTCTAAAATTCTCCCATTCTCTTCATATGTTTCAATTAATTTCTTATTCTTTTTGGGGAGATTAAATGCTTCTTTAATTGAGCATCCTGTAGAAGTAACCATCTGATATATTAATATTGAATATATATTTTTTTTATTAATTATAAATATAAATGTTTGAAACTCTTGCCGATGATATAAATCAAAACAAATATTTTATAGGTTTTATGATGATTATATTAACTATTGGTGGTCGTTTCATAATTGGTGAATTAACTCCTTCTCAAAAAAAATTAATAGATAATAAAATATTAAGAAGATTATTTATCTTTTGTTCATTTTTTATGGCAACAAGAGATATCTTTAAAGCTATTATATTAACTACATTATTTATTATTATCGTAACAGAAGTATTAAATGATGATGATGATGATAATGAAGTTACAAAAGAAAATGAAGATAAAACAAATAAAGATAAAATTAATGAAGCATTACAATTATTAAATGAAGTAAATATGGATCAAAATGTTACAAATTTAATGTAATCCCTCCACTAGCACTACTTTTTCTATCTGTATCCCCACTCATCAATGATATACTATCTAAATCGGGAATTTCATTTGGATTTAGATTCATTTGATTTATTATATCATCTAATCCACCTGGTCCATCCATTTCTGGTCTGATATCATTACTTTGTTGGGGGATACCTGGTTCTTGTCTAACTTGAACAGGTTCTCTCATTGGAGGTGGTTGGTATTGTGGTTGTTCTTGTTTTCCAATAGACCCTACTGCTGCTTGGGCAAATTGTTTCATTAAATCTGGATTCTGCTTCATTATATCTTCCATTCCTGGAATAGATGATTTAAACATTGTATTTGTTAAATGGAACATAAAAGCACTTCCACCTAACATCATTAATAATTTAATTTCTGGAGACATTTCAGATTGTCCACCATATTTTTCAGATAATTCTTCAAATATTTCATCATAATCGAAAATATTTTCATTTACAGATTCAGACCACCCATCTAATTTAATATCAAAGGGATCAAATTTATTATTCAAAAATTCTAATCCTGTAATTGCCGCCATCATAACTTTTCTTTGAAATTTTACAGAATTATCTACTTCCCTTTGTTTTTTTAATTTTAAATATTCATTTCTCATATCTTCCAAGTTTGAGTTCATATTGTAATTCATAGTTGTCCTTATTCCTTGATTTTCTAATTTTTTAAATTTATAAATAAGGTCAATTTTCTCATTTTTGATATCTTGTGCGTTCATAGCATGGATGGGTTTAAATCCACCATTTTCTTCAGCTTTCATAGTATTTATCATGGGATCATCAATCGGGATTTCAACTTTTTTTGTTTCTTGTGGGAGAGGAGGGGGCATACTAGCATCTTCTTCTTTTTTATCACTGAAAAAATCATAATCTTCTCTTTTAACTGTATTTGATTTTTTTACTGAATCTTCTCCACTTGAATATCCCCCACCACCGATATCATCAACTACACTAAGATCTATCTTTGATGCTTGTTGATTCGCTAATAATTCAACACCTAACATTGCATTATCATCTTTTTTAAGATTAATAGATAATTCGCCACTTTCTCCATCTAAATTTATTTTTTTTTCATCATTATCAAAACTCAAATTAATATCATCCATTATTTAATTGTAAGTATAATTTTATTATTATCATATATACGCGCCAATATTCTTAAATATTATTTAAAAATAATAGAATAATAATAAAAAAAAATGCCAAAAGTAGAAAATGAAGAAGAACTTTTAAATTCATCTCAAGGAATAGAAAAAGAAGGAAATTCTTTCAGAAAAAGGGCGTGTAATTGTATTGCTCTATTAAGTTTTTTTGTTTTTGCTATGGGGGGAGTATATTATTATCAAGAATATTTACTTGAAAAAAATGATGATTCAAATAGTATTTAAATACCACTAATTATATCAGCTATATTACTGGGCATTTCGCTTATTTCAGTTTCATAAAAGGTTTCAATATCTTTTAAATGTGCCATATCTCTATCTGTAACTAAATTAATAGCAACACCCTTTCTACCATATCTACCACTTCTACCAATTCTATGAATATATGTTTCTTTTGATTTTGGAAGATCAAAATTAATAACAAGTGATAATTGCTGTACATCTATTCCTCGAGAGAGTAAATCAGTTGATAACAATATTCTAGAATGACCACTCTTAAACTCTTCCATTACCCTTTTTCTTTGTTCGCCAGTTAATTCCCCATGAATACAAGATACAGGGAAGTTAGAACTCATAAGAGAATTATATACGTCCATTAATTTATTTTTGGAATTAATATAAATAATACATTGAGCAATATTAATTGTATCATATAAATCAGTTAATACATCATATTTCCAATCATTTACTTTAATATTAATATAAAATTGAGTGATACCTTCTAAAGTTAATTCTTCTTTTTTAACGAGTATTCTTTCAGGATTATTCATAAAACTATTAGTTAATTGTAATACTTCTTCCGGCATAGTAGCACTAAACAAACATATTTGTGTTTGTTTAGGGATAAATCTAATTATATCATGTATAGTTTCTTTAAAACCAGATGATAATATTTCATCTGCTTCATCAAAAACAAGTGTCTTTAATTTATCAGTATACAAAAAATTCTTTTGTATCATATCTAAAACACGACCAGGAGTACCTAGTAAAACTTGAGGACATTTATCTAATTCCCTTCTACATTCTGCAACGTTTGTACCACCAATAACTTCCATAAAAGAAATATCAAGATGTTTACTAATTTCTTTTATAACTTCTGATGTCTGATGTACTAATTCGTGTGTAGGACTAATTATTAAAATTTGAGATTCTTTTTTATCTTCTTCTAATTTCTGCAAACAACCAATACTAAATGCCCCGGTCTTCCCCGTACCAGAATGGGCTTGAGCAATTAAATCTTTACCTTCAACAATCTTGGGTACTGCCAAAGACTGAATTTTAGAAGGATTCTCAAAACCATAAGAATAAATTCCCCTTAAGAGATTATCCTTTAAATTAAGATTATCAAATGAAAGTGTAGTTTTATTTTCTTCGTCCATTATTATATATAATATTTGATTTAATCTTTAATTATTATCATTTTTATTATTTTTTAAACAATGTTTATTTATCATATCAACTACTTTTTGACTATCTGCTCCATCAACCCTATCAATAAATGTTCGATCTTTAAATAATAAAAAAGATGGAACAGATCTTATACTACATTTAGAGCATATTTCATCATTATCATTCTCAATATCTATTTTAAATATTAATATATCATTTGGATCTAATTGTTTTTTTATTTTCAATAAATCTGGATAAACTCTTTTACATGGTCCACACCAACTTGCTGTAAAATAAAAAATAATATACTGAGATTTATCTAATGTTGTAAAACAATCATCTCCACTAACTTCATCTATTTCTTCATTATTCATTTTTAATTATAACTTATATATTAATAATCATCATCTTCCGTATTATAAGAACCAGAAGAAGAATATCCACATGAATTTTCAATATTTTCAATTCTTCTTTCTTCATTAAGAATTTCTCTAATATTTTCTTCTCTTTGGAAATTTGTCGTAATGTCTATCTTTATCTTTGGATTAAAAGTTTCCACTGGGATAAGATTTGTATTAAAATCTTCCTTATTAACCACATTATCCCAATAACCAATCCCAATATGATACTTTAGCCTTACACCACATATATAACCACACGCATGGACCGTATATTTATCCTCTGGATAATGGACAGTAATCCAGGGCTTACCTTCGATTAACTTTGAACAATGGATACAAGTATTACCAGCAACCTTGGTTGGTTCGGTATTTTCCATGATAATAATTTCTTCGTTATCGTTATTATTTACTATAATTAATAAATTTTTAAATTCAAATTTGACATTATTTAAACAGAAATATTAAATAATAATATATAATAACGTAAAATAGTATAGGATAAATGGATACTATTATGATTAATAAAGATGATATTCAGGAATTTGTTATCAATAATATTTCAGATGGTTTAATGTATATTATGGGAGAACTTTATAATTTGTATAATATAACTGACCCTAATTCTCCAGATAAATATGCTGTTGATAATATTGTTGAATATTATTATAATGAATTCATTAATAAACAAAAAATATATTGTGAAAGAAAAGAAAAATTAGCAAAACTTAAACTTCTCGAATTACCAGAACAGAGGTCTGAAGAATGGTACGCAATGAGGAAAGATAAATTAACCGCAAGTTCTATAGCAGGTGCTATTGGAAAATGTCACTTTTCAACTAGAGAAGAACTATTACTTGGCAAAATTGAAGAACAACCATATGAAGCAAATCCTATAACTGAATGGGGTGTTAAATATGAAGATATAGCAATTGCTTTCTATGAAGAAATGTATAAAACTAAAGTTCTTGATTTTGGAATGATTCCTCATCCTAAATTTGAAGCATTTGGAGCTTCTCCAGATGGAATATGTGATGATACCGGAAATGATCAATATGTTGGTAGAATGGTTGAGATAAAGTGTCCTCCTAAAAGAAAATTTACTAAAACAGTTCCACCCCATTACTTCATGCAAGTTCAAGGACAATTAGAAGTTTGTGACCTTGATGAGTGTGATTTCTTTCAAGTAAAAATTGAAGAATATGATAATTATGATGAATATTGTAAAGATACATTTATTAATGATGATATAATGGTTCAGGGGCGTACTCATTTAAACTTTCCAAAAGGTTGTACTCTTACATATATTAAATCAAATGAAAATAAAATGAGTTATCTTTATCCAGTATTAAACTTATCTAATGATGGATATCAAAATTGGATAAAAGAAAATAAAGAAAAAATAGAAAATGAAGGTCATAAATTTGTTGAAGCTAAATGGTGGTTTATATCAAGGTACGAATGTACTCTTGTTAAAAGAGATAAAGAATGGTGGATAGAAAATATAGAACATATATTAAAATTTTATAATGATCTTAATTATTACAGAGAACCTCAAAATCTAAGTGTCCTTAAAGAAAAAGTATCTTCTCAAAAAAAGAGAAAGCGTCGAGAAGAACCTATCGAATTAAAAGAATTTCTGCTATTATCTTCTGATGATGAAGATTAATAATCATCATTCATATTTAATTTTGGTTTATTGTTTTTCTTCTTTTTATTTGTATTTTCTTTATAAACTACCTTTTCTTTGACGATTGTTTTAGGGAATATTTCCATCTTATTTTGAAGCATTTGTTTTTTTTCTTCATCAAGGTTTTTAAATTTATCAACTACCCCCATTAAAAGATTAAAATAATGATCATTATTTTCAACTTGTCTTGAGAGGTGAATTCCAAAACCATTGTAATAAGAATTTTCTTGATCTTTTTTAATTATTTCGCCATATGGACACTCGTCTCCACCGAGCATATCAGAAAGAATAATTTCCATATCAGCATGAGTAGACATTTTATTTATTATATGTTTATTTAATATATGATAACTTTATTATTATTAATTTTAATAGTTATAATTTTAAATACTAACATTGTTAAAGAAGGTTTTAATACATGTTCAAAAATATATTCTAAAAATTTGTTATTATTAAATTCTCAACCTAAAGTAGCCTCATTATCCGGATATGAAAATTTAAAAGTATTATATGAAGATTTTAATAAAGAGAAAAAAAATGTATGATGATAATAAAATGACAGGAGATTTCATAGATTCTAAAGTGATGTTTGTAACTATATGTTTGGTTATTGGTTATAATTATATTACAAGTGATAATAATATTATCATTAAAAAAAATATTCAATGATATTAATAAATGGATTACAAATTATATATTAAGTACATTCTTTCAATATTTTTAGGATTAATTATAGGATTATTTTTATCAAATAATTGTTTAAATTCAATAAATACCGTAACCGTGTAAATCATATAATTTAACTACGTTTATAAATCTAAATAATTATTTAGATTTATCATAAATGGGAGAAAGTTCGGGTACTCAAATTCAAGATCTTATGAATGATATTAATAGTAATAAATTATCATCAGAAGAAAATAATATGGTTGATTCAATCATCAATGATTTAAATACAGGCCCTCCACAACAAAATGCTTCCTCACAGCAAAAAATGCCTCAAATAACAGATGAAGAAAGAGAAATGTTAATGAAACAACAAGAACACGAACAACGTATGATGATGGAACAACAAATGAGACAACAGCAGCAAATGCATGAACAACGTTTAATGGCAGAAAGACAACATCAAGAACAACAAGAATTAATGGAAAAAAAGAAAAAAGAACAAGAATTCAAAGATTCACCAGTAGAAAAATTAAAAGAAATATTATTTCAAGCCAAAGATGCTATCCTTGTAATGGTTTTAGTTATTATGTTTAATTTAGAACCTATTAGTGAAATTATCAAGTTTAAATCTGTTCCATTTTTTTATAATATTGAAACAGATAAAGTAGAAATTACAGGAATTATATTAAAATCATTCATTATTGCCTGTGTTTTTTTCCTTCTTCAATATTTCTCGAAATAATTCCTCTTTAGTCTCTAATTTCTTACAACATTTATTAATTGTAACTTCTGATATAATACATATTTCTGAAATTTGTTTTTTAGAAATATCAAGATCATTTTTTTTAATAAAGTAGAATATACATCCAGCTGCTATAGATGGAGGAGTATTCTCAGATATAATATTATTTTTTAAAGATATTTCACATAAACTTGTAATTATATCTACATCATCTTCTTCAATTTTAAGTTTATTACAGAAACGATCAATAAAATCTTGTGGTTTTATTGATTGTGTATTTTTTAATCGATTTCTATTACTTTTATTCATATGGATTATTTCTTGACATTTCTTTACTCCCCGAGTCATAATTGTACCACTTATGTGAAATATTTCAGCAATTTCTTTTGAACTTCTTGGGACATCACAAGCTTTACAAGCGAAATATACACAAGCAGCAATTATACCTTCTCTATTTGCCCCTCTAGAAATTTTAGTAGTAGAAACAATCTTATAAATTGATTTTGCTTCATTAATGATAATTGATGGTAATCCATTTTCTTTGCAACATCTTTGAATTTCGAGGAAAACTTTATAAAGACTTCTTTCTTTGTAAGGCATTCCTCCCCATTGATGATATTTCCTTATTTGATTCATTGTTTTTGTATTTTTTCCAAATGATATAGTTGAACCAACAGAAGACTCTGGCAAAAGAGAATTAACAGGCATACCGCAACGGGTTGGATCATTAGATTTATTATCACTTGATCCATAATACCTCCATTCGGGTCCATCGCTAATATTACTAATTGTATTTAAACATATTTTACACTTTATAAGACCTTGATTAACTTCATAATTACCTTTTATTTCACAGCATTTCAATTCTTCTTTAGGATTATTAACTTCTTCAATTTTAGTCATGAAATCAAAGTGTTCATCAAAACTCATTTTCAATTTATTGTTTTAATTTTTATTTTTAAATAGTTTCAAATTTAAAATGTTAACAGAATTATTATCTGGTTTATGGATTTCTAATATAAATGATGCCTATAATGAAGAATTTTATAAAGATAATTTAATTAATATTGTTATTAATTGTACAATTGATCAAGCATTTTTAGATTTACCTAAAATTAAAAAACTAAGAATTCCTTTAAGTTCTAATTTAGAACCAGATAAAGATTTATATTTATTAAAACAAAATATAGATAAAATATTAAATTATATTCATGAAAATAAAGATGATAATAATATATTAATTTTCTGTTATAATGGTTTAACAATCTCACCTCTTATTGTTGCTATATATATGATTAAATATGGTAATATTTCAAAAGATAATATAAGGGATATTTTGCGTTCAAAAAATAAAGATATAACATTAGATATTGATTTATCACTTTTTTAAAAATAAAATATTTATTATATTATAAATATATGGCGAGAAGGAGATCGAATAAAAGAAATACTAGAAGAAAATCAAGAAATAATAGACCTACTCGTACTATTAGAAGGAATACTAGAAGAAATACTAGACGAAATACTAAAAGAAATACCAAAAGAAATAGTAGAAGAAATACTATAAATAAAATAAACAGAGGTTTAAAAAAGAGAAATAGAACAAGAAAAAGAACATCAAGACGTTCGAGAAAACTAAGTGAAGCATATTCTTCATTAATCGGTGGTATGGCTCCACCAAATATGAGTAATTTACTCAAAGGAATACAAATGGGAGGAGCAGAAGACGAAGCAGTACCCAGCACTGAACCAGTTGCACAAGAACAAGCAGAATTCAAGGATAGCATTAATCTCAATGATGAAATTGATCTGAACAAGTACTTCGATGAGGTCGATGATCCGACCTCTGATGGCGGTAAGAAGATGGTGTTTAAGGATTTGCCTCAGCTAACTAGGGGAAAGGAAGGGGAAGAAATTGATCCCCCGGATGATAACGATGCTGGGAAAACAATCACAGATTTTCTCCAAAATTTACAAGATGCTGAAGAAGATGGGAAAATTGATCTGACAAAAGAGGGAACTAAAAATTTGTTCACCGCAATAGTTAAAAATCTGATAGATATTGATACAAATGATAAGGGTGAGCAGATCGCGGATGAAACAGTTAAGGATGCTTATTTACAAGGGAGATTATTAAATATGGACGGAAAAAATGCTTTTGAAAATTTTCTTGCGGAATTTGTTAAAACCGATAAGTATCCTTTTCCGAAAGACGACTGGGATAAAGTTGGGTGGCCGCAGCCGGTGCCTCCTCAAGAAGAACTTGGAGATGACGAATCTGACGAATCTGAGGCGGGATCTGAGGCGGGATCTGGAGGGGAGGAGCAAGATGGCCCAACTGTATCTCCCAACCAGACAGCTACTGCTGCGGCTACAGCTACTGCTGAGGAATCTAACGTACCTGGTTACGAATATGGGATCCCAGGTCAGGTCGAGCTGGACAGATTTTGGGTGGATAGTAAATTAGGTAAGGACAAGGACATGGTTGTTGAGTGGAACGATCAATTAAAAGCGGGATATAATAAAATGGTAGATGATGAAAAAGAGAAATTAGATGCATATTCAAAGTATATGATACTTCCATCTCAAGAAGTTATTGATTCTGATTTCGCAACTCTGCCTGCCGAAGAAAAATCATATAAAAGAATATTTTGCATGTTCTATCAGGGACTAGGGGCATATTTTAAGCTCGCCACAGAATATGCAAAAAAAGGTAAAACCGTCGAAGACCTGACTGAGGCGGCCGATCTTTATAATAATAAAGATGAAAAAATTCGAAGGTATGGTCTCGTTCTTTGTGAAAAACTTGCGGGAACAGAATCTAAGGCGGGGGAGAAGAATATTTTAGAAGGTGTAGTAAAAAACAAGGGATTAATGCAATTTAAAGCGTTGAACGAAGTCGATCCTGATGAGAATAAATCATTAGTTAATAGTATTATTGCTTATAATTATGCTGTTTATGTATATATGAAAGCTAAAGAAATATTAGAAGATGATGATTTTTCATCAGAAAATAAAAATAACGCATATAATATTATTTCATTTATTTCGACAAATGGTACTTATGATGAGAAGATAAAACTTCATCAGGTCAGCAGGTCCGTCGTCAGGAACTTTCAGGAACGATCATGTGGATTATATACAGAACCTTCTAGGAGATTATTACATAGGATATATAGTCTAGGTGATTCTTCAACGACTCAACCAGAAGAAGAGGTAGCTGAAGGAGAGGGAACGGGAACGGGACAAACTCCATCTGGCGCTGCTGATCAAGGTGACGACACACCTTAACTGTAATAAAATATTTAATAGTAGATCTAATCATTCCATTTATGAATTTTTCCCGTATGATTAATTGGTTCTCTTGGTCTTGGTTTATCAATTGTACCCAACCACCATTCATGCTTTCCAGGACCGTTTTTAGGTTCGGCATGACCTTTACAAAAACCATCAATAATACCTTTCCTAGAACACTGACCTCCCATACCACAATTCCATACTCTTGCCAAACACATATTCTCACGATGTTTATATTGAGTTCTATCCCGGAATACATGTGTTTTTGATTGAGATATATTATCATTATTTTCATTTTCTAAATTAATTTCATTTTGAGAGAAATAATTGGTTACTTCTTTTTCAATTATTTCATTTATATTTTCAATTTCTTTGATATTATCATTTTTTAATAGATCTGAAATAATATCTCTTTTCATTTTTTGTGTGATAAAATTAAGGTAATAATCACTCATCGCTGTCTGACTCATAAGGATTAATTATATTGTTTATTAGAGAATCTAATATGTTTTTAATTGTATATTCAATACATATAGTTTCAATTTTTGATAAAATTTCTAAGTGATAAATTTGATCTAAAGTACATCCTGGAAATCTTTTATTTAATAATAAAAATATATCTTCATCTATGTCTCCTAATATTTTTTCATTTTCAGTTTCTTTTTTTATGTGATATGGATTCGCTAATAAAAAAAAAGCCATATCTTCAGTTTCCTCTCCCATTTATTAAGATAATTACATTATATTATAAATATTTGAACTTTATATTGTAAATATCTGAACTTTATAAAAATCTTTTATTTTTTTAAGATTATTTAATGTAATATTAATACTATTATCATCAGAAGATTTAAAATCTAAATGTTTTTTTACCTTTAATCTATTATTATAAAGAAATGATTGATAATTATCAACTTTAGATGATATAAATGAATTTACATTTTTTAAAAAGTTTAATTGATTATCATCGTGAATATCAATATAGATAAAATTATCATTTTCATTAAAAGTTATATTTTTGAGTTTAATTGTTAATCCTATCATATAAATGTGATCTAAAAAATAGGTGATTTTTATACATTTTTTGCTTTCTTTTAATTTTATTCTTTTAGTATCAAACTTTTCTTGCTTCAGTATTAAATTCATAATTATAATTTATCTCATAAAAATAATATGGAATAAACAAATGAAAAAATATTAAAGAACTATATGTATTAATAAAGATATGAATGATATCTTTTATAGATATTTTACCAAAAGATATATATGAATCAATACATTATAAATTAATATACCGTTTAAAAAATTTTATCCATAATAAGGATCATCCAAATATAATAATAAGTGGGAATAAAGGATGTGGTAAAAGTACTATAATTAAATTACTTTTTAAAGATTTAGTTTTTAATAGAGATAGTATAAACCCTGACTTTTATATGATAAATAATGATATTTATTATTATTTTGATTGTAAAAATATATTAAACAAGAATCAATTTATTGAGTACTTAAAAAAAGTATGCAAGAGTTATGATTATTCTCTTAGATCTAAATATATAATATTAGATTCTTTTGAAAATGTAAATGAATATATACAAAATTGTTTAAAAGTTATAATAGAAAAATGTTCAACTATATCTAAATTTATAATTGTCTGTTCTAATAATGATTTTATTATATCTGCTTTAAGAAGTCGTTGTATTAGTATAGTTGTAAATGAGCCCAAATATTATGATAAGTTTATATATTTGAAGAAACTTTTTAAAGATAATAATATTATTTATAATGATTTTTTACTTTTAGAACAGTGTAATATAGAAAACTTAAATAATGTAATTTATAATCATATTTCAAATGATAATTATAAAAATATGGTAAGGATATATTTGGATAAAGTTATCTATTTATTTTATAACAAATTTTCTTTAAAAGAAATTAAATTATTATCACAAACTTTAAAAGAATTGAATATATCTAATATATTAGAAAAACCTCTTATTGATAGATTAGAAATGATCACAAATAAAAAAAAGTTAATAATGATAATTAAAGAAATAACAATGTATAATCATAATATAAAAAACTCTTATAGAGATATTTTATTTGTAGAGGGATTATTAATTAAGATTTATAATATAATAAATGAATTACTATGAAATCCTTGAAATTAAAAATGATGCAACAAAAGAAGAAATAAAAAAGAAATATCATTTATTATCTAAAAAATATCACCCTGATAAAAATAATGGTATAGATGAACATTTTAAAAAGATAAAAGAAGCTTATGATATATTATATGATGATGAAATGAGGAAAAAATATGATATTCAATTATTATTTGGTGATATTAATTTTACAGAAGAAGATATAGAATTATTGGATAAATATTATAAAAAATTAATAAATTCACAAGAATTTAAATTATTAAAATTATTATATAATTCAATTCCCCAAAATGTAAAGACAGATATATGGAATAAGTTTAAAAAAGTTAGTAAAAAACAAATAGTAAAAGCAAATAAATCAATAGATATACGTTATTTATTTCATGATGAAACAATTAATTTATTCATTAAAAAAGATGATTATGTAAATAAAAAATTAAAAATACTTTATATATTCACCAATAGTGGTACTTATTATTTATTTTTAAGAGAAAGATATCCAAAATTAATAATTGATAATTTAAATTGTTTTTTAACTATAAATTTTTATATTAATTAATTATCATTTTTGAAGAATAGCACAAGCAAGATATTCAGCATATTTTCCCCCTTTATTTACAATCTTAAATAGTGATTCATTAAGATTTATAGAATTAATTACGGGTTTTTTTTCATCTTCATTTAAACCAAAATTAATGGATTTATATAAATGATGATATCTTGATTCAATTCCATCTTTAAATAATGTTCCATCTAAAAGAACAGCGAAAGTAAAGAATTGCGGAGGGTAAAATTCCGAAATATGAGAAGCCCCGTGTTCAATTCCAGTGGGGAGTTGATTGGGATTAAAACCTTCTATACAACTTTTAACTTGTTCATAATCGGTATATTCATGTTGAAGTCCAAACATTATAAATCCAAGGGTGTTATCTGGAATAGTTAGTGGTCCATTGGAAGGATAAACTGTATTATCACTTTTCATATTTTCTTTAGAATTTCTGAAAATATATGCTTGGTTTCCTGGTTTAATATTTCCTTCTGTATCTTTCAACATGAGTTGAACTTGTAAATGTGGTGTATGGTTTGCTTGTCCCAAAGCATTTTCATATCCCTCTTTTAGACCGACGATACCCATTAGTGACATTTCAATTAAAAAAATAATTTTAAATTGAATTAAAAACACTAATTATCAAATTTTGATAATTTTTTATAAAGAATATTATATGAACTTTACAAAAGATTCTTTAAAAATACATGATCATTTTTCAAAAAGAGTAAATAATCGTAGTTTTAAAGAAATAAGTGAACTTTATAAATATCTTGAAAATGTTGAATTACTTCCTTATAAACTTTTGAAAGATGAAAATAGTTCTAATTTCTTTAATAAAATTGAAGAAAATAGATTTGCATCTCAAAATATAGTTGAAGCTAGTTCGCGACTAATAAATAACAGATCTTTACTTTTAGTTATAGGAAATATTCAGTTTGAAATAAATATAAATTCTAAAGAAAAAATTAGTAATGAAAATGTAAATATCATTGTTTCTTACATACGTTTTATTTGTAGTTTATCAAAAACTTATAAAAAGAAAATAATTTTAAATTTTTATTTAACTGATGAAAAAAAAATTTTAGAAGGAAACAATCTTTTAGGTACGAAAGAAGTAAATTCGGGTTCATGTTATTCATATGAAACTGAATCAAAAATAGAAATATGGAGAAAAGAAGAATTACTAAAAGTAACTATCCACGAATTAATACATGGATTATGTTATGATGAATATAAAGATACATATGAAATAATAGAATATTATAAAAATAAATACAATATAATATCAGATGAATTAAATAGTAGAGAAGCATATACAGAAATATGGGCAAATATAATAAATTGTTTCTTAATTTCACAAGCACTCCCTAAAAATAAATTAAATTGTTTTAAAAAAATGATAAATCTAGAAAAAGAATTTTCACTATTTCAAGCCAATAAAGTAATACACATGATAGAAAAATATCCGGACATAAATAAAGAAACAAATGTACTTTCTTACTTTATTATAAGGGCAGAATTATACAATAATCTTAAAAACTTTTTAAGATTTTGTAAATATCAAAATAAAGATTATATAAAAGTAAATGGAAGGAAATTTATATCATTTTTGAAGAATCAAAATGAAATAATATCAAAAAAAGAAAGAGAAAATAAATTATTAAAAAATTATAGAATGTCTGCTAATGAATATAGCATATTTACTGGTGGACAAAAACACCATCCTTGTTAGGGTAGTGGACCTTCATGTACTTCTGAAGATTGAAAAAGGTCAAATCATCACCCTTCTGGAGGCGGAGAAGCTTCTTAAGAGCAGCATCAGTCTTAATCGATCGCTTGTCTTCTTCCTTCTGGAGGTTGTGCTGTTTACAGTATTCGGTGATCTTCTTAGTTACTTCCGTACGGGCAATAAGTTCATCCTTTCCAAGTCCGAGGAAAGTACGGAGTTCATCAGATACCAGTCCAGGCTTAGCAAAACCACTCGGGGGCTTATTTGGGTCTACAACACGCTTGGCACGACCCTTGAGCTTCTTGTTCATAACCTTTTGGTCACGAGCAACTCTCTTTTCAAGGGACTTAACCATAGAAGTTAGACTCTTAATAGTAGTCAATGCTGTGGCCAACTGTTCATAGACACTAGCAAAATCATTATCATAGCTCAATTCATCGGGAGAAGTTTCCTGAACTGGGGCAGGAGCAACTTCTTCAACGGGAGTTTCAACCGGGGTTTCAACAACAGGCTTAGTTTTCTTGGCAGAGGGCTTCTTGGCTTTGGGGGCAGAGGTTTTAGTTTTTCCAGGCATTTTATATAGTTTTATTTTTTTTTTATTTCTTTTTACCGCACTTATTATGATATATTAATATAATATTTGTTTAAATAATTTTATTTATTTATTTTCTTATTTTTCTACGTTTTCTACATGTCCTTCTTCTTTTTAAACCATTTCCACCCATGAGTTTTAATGATGGTTCTGTAATTGGTACCAAAGCTTTACCACCTTTTTTCTTACCACTCTTATAATACTCTCCGGGTATAAATAATATATCTTTTCTTTCTCTTAATACCATACCATAAAACCAAGAAAACTTACTATATTTACTTAATCGTGCATTTAATTCAACAAGTAATCTCCAATCTTTTGTTTCTGAATTAGATTCTAATATAGATAATCTTTGAAGATATACTCGATTTGGACCAGAAACTTCATTATCTCCTATATGTAATATATCTTCAATTACATCAATATCCTCCTCATTACTTGTCAAACTTTCAACAGACATTATAATATATATATAATATTATTATTATTATCCATTTACTAACATTAACCATTGATGGGCTAAATAACATTCTTGCGAAACCATTCCGAGACCAACTAAAAAATACATATATCCTAACTTTTTATCAGAATCATTTATAGCATCATTAAATTTAGAAACTTCATTTAAAATTATACTTTGAATATCTTGTTTATTACTTATTCTATTAACATCACTAACTCGAGTAGTAAATACATTACCATTTGGAGGAGCGATTCTAATTTTAAGTTCACGTGTTAAAGATAAACGATAATTCCATAAATCTTCTAAGTTTCTGTACAAATTTTTTAATAGTTCTCTATTTAAATTTAAAAACCAAACTATATTACATTCGTAACCAGATTGTTCTATTGAAGCAAATAAATCAACTGTTTTTTGTTTTACAATTTGTTCTTTTGTTTGCTTGATAGCATTTAAGTCTACTTGATTATCATTTTCATTTAATTTTAATTTTTCTGTTAATTTTTTTGCTCTTTTTATTACCGGCGAAGGGATTGTATCTCTAGTGTATGGGTTACCTTGATCAAGCTCAATTAGTTTATTAAAAGATCTTATATCAAAAAACCAAATAAATTTATTTTTATCTTGATAAGAAAAAAAATATCTATCATCAATTTCATCTATATCTTCAAATGAAAAGAAATCTTCTCTATTATTACAGTTATTTTTATTAAAGTACCCGATTCCTTTTAATGTATTTATATTATTTTTCTTTTTGATGTGTTTTTGAAGTTTTAAAATTGATTTTGTATCTTTTGAATATTTATTAAGAATATTAAAGCTTTTTAGTAACTCTTGATATAAAATATCTTTTTTATCATTTTTATTTACTTGTTTACCAAGAGATATTAAAGTATTTATTATATCTTTTTTAAGGTAATCAGAAGATTTATTTGTGAACTTTTCATAAGATATAGTATTGTTTTCAATGAGATGAAATCTTTTATGTTTCGAACAGTAGTTTCCATATTTTTTTTTATTCTGACATTTTACATCATTTTCACAAAATTCACACATCATATATATTTATTTCTTTGAAAAAAATATTTAAATAATTATTTAATATTTAATCAAAATTTGAAAAACTATTTAGAGAATTATTACCATAAATAAACAGAACTAACAAACAAACTATAAATAAACCCAGAACACAAAACACAAAACACAAAACACAAAGCAAAAGCAAAGCAAAAACAAAGAATAATGGCACAAAAGGCAGGAAGCGTTGACTTTTCCAAGATCAGTTTCTCCACCCCACGGACACTCGACAATGGGGGTAAGATGTTGTACCTGAATTACAACAGTGGAAAGTTCTACATTCAAACACCTGAACTGGAACTTCCATTTGACCCAAGTTACTTTGCGGAAAACGATACTTCTGGAAAGTTTTCTGTTAAGGTTTCTCTAAAGAATGGTGATTCGGATCCAAAGATGAAGGATTTTCATGGATTCCTATCCAAGCTTGATGAACTCCTTATTTCAAGGGCACAAGAAAACAGTCAGGCGTGGTTTAAGAAGCCAAAGCTTTCTACAGACACAATTAAGGAACTTTACACACCAATGGTAAAGGTTCATCTTGATCCCGACTCGGGTGAACCAACTGGGAAGTATCCAGATCAGTTTGGATTCAAGATTGTAAAGAAGAATAATGTATTTGAAGATCTATCAATCTACGATGAAAAGAAGGTAATCTTTGATGTAAATGGCAAGACAGATACACCAACAGATATCACAACAGTTCTAATGAAGGGAACTCAGGTTAAGGTAGTTCTGAAGTGTAATGGAGTATGGATTGCCAATGGAAAGTTTGGATGTACTTGGAGGGCCGAACAGGTTCGAGTAAAGGTTCCGGAAGGAGGTCTTCAAGAATTTGCTATTCTTTCCGATTCTGAAGATGAAGATGATGTTTCTGATGAAGAAGTTAAGGAGGAAGTTAATGAAACACCAATGATTAATGACAGTAGTGATGAAGAGGAAGCAGAGGAGGAAGAAGTTGTTCCTGAACCAGAACCTCCAAAGAAGAAGGCGGTAAAGCGTAAGGTAAAGGTTAGCAAGCCAAGCGCGTAAATAATGATATAAATATTATCTACTATAATTATAAAAGAAATTTGATATAAAAAGAATTATATTATAATATATTTTTTTTGCGTCGTTGGTGTAGGGGTTAGCATATCAGCCTTCCAAGCTGGTGTCCCGGGTTCGAGTCCCGGACGACGCATTGGCACTTTGGTCTAGTGGTATGATTCTTGCTTTGGGTGCAAGAGGTCCTGGGTTCGATTCCCAGAAGTGCCCTATTTTTAATGTTTTAATAATAATTTCTGTACTATGAAAATGTGAGAACTACTTTCATATTATTGGAATTTAAACCCCGAGATGCTGATTTTGATAATTCTTGTCTTTTTTTTCTAATTTTTAAATCTTTCTTTTCTTTTTTAATAGAATTATAACTAATATTCATATCTTCTTCTATTTCTTCATAATTATCTTTAATATAATCAATTATAAGATTATCTATAGCCCATTTAAAAAAATTCAATTGTCCAATTGTAGTTGATATCACTTTACTTTTATCACATTCAAAATTAATTCTTTCTCTTCTACAAAATGGATCAAATCTTTTCTTTGAATATGATTTTAACTGTGCTTTATAAGAATGATAAGTATTAAATTGTTTTAAAATAACATTTCCCTCAATATTAAAAGTATGTTTCCCATTTTCAGTCTTATAAATAGTGTAAAATATATTATTCTTTTTAGAATAATTTGTAACAAACCAATCAATAATTCTTAAAGAAACTTTTGTATCTTCTTCCAAAACCTCCAATAATTTTTTTATATTTCTTTCATCATAGTATTTATATAAAGAATTTAATAATACATTACTCATTTTTTTATATATGAAATAAACTCTTTAAATATTAATAATATGAAATTTAAACGCTTTAAATTATTATGAATTGAAATAAAATTAAAATAAAATATATATTAATTATATGAACGAGAAAAATATTAATACATTATTAATTCTCATTATAATTATTTTATCTTATATGTATTTTACAAAAAAGAATTGCTTAAAAAAGATAGAAGGTTTTAAAGATGATGGAAATAAAGAAATGGTACTTATGTATGGGGCGAGTAATTTAACTAAAGATGGTGAAGAAATAATTATTGACTCAGATAAAACAGAAGAAGATAAAAGTAATATTATTAATAATTTTCTTTCTTCTTTCTTTTATGGTAAAAATAATCCACTTAATAAAAATTATGAAATAGTAACACAAGTACCTCAAACGGTTCCAATGTGTAAGGATGGTCCTTGTAAAACTGAAGACAAAGATCCATCTATTAAAAAATGTGAAATAAATAAAGATTTACCAGATAAATTAGATTGTGAATGCCCTGAAAAAACAATCCTTAAAAATTTTAAAGGGAAAAATAGATGCTTAAATCATTGTGAAAGAATAAATGATAAAAATGGAAATCCAAGTTATTACAGTAATCTTTATTCAGAAGATTTTCCATGTGGATGTGAAGGAGGGGAAGTAAGGCTTAAGAATAAAGATACTGGCGAAGTAAAAAAAATGTGTACACCCCCTATCCCATGTAATATGGGTATTTCACCAGCATCATATACATCGTGGATCGATGATAATATAAACTGCAGTTATTGTAAAGGTGGTAAAGAAGGGAATAAAATAATGGTAAGTAAACTTGTAACTAAAGAAATAAATGGAAATATGAAAAAAAGATGTGAACCTATATGTGATAAAAGTGGTGTTAATATATCTCAGGGGTGTACATG